AATTCTTGATGATCTTTAACTCTAACTAGATCGTTAAGATGATTATAATCTATTTCTTGTACCGCGGTATTTTTTAATTCTTCAATTTGTTCGGTATACGGATTTGTTTCAGCAGCCTTGATCTCTAGATCTCTTTCAAAACCGCTGAGAGTATTTTTATGATTCAGTGCTTGTTCAAGATTGTCATAGATAACAGTAGGCATATTGCCTAATTCGCCTAGTTCTTTAAGAGCATCGGTATGTTCCAACCACTGTGTGTTAGTTGCCAATGCCTGTAATGCTGCTTCTTGTAGATCTTTGCGTTTCTTTTCTAAAAGTGCTACCTGTTTATCATCGTGAAACCCTTGTCCACAGCTATGACAGGTGTGATTTTCTAAACTGGCAATGTCTGCTTTAAGTTTATCTATCTCTTTGATTTCTCTAGCTTCGTCTAGCTCACATCTTTTAATCCAACTAGTAAGTTCGTTGATAGATTTACGTTTGACATTATACGCATCAAGTGCTCTGTGTGCAGAAATTTCTTGATCAATGTCTATGTCTAGCAGTTTTTCAATAGCCCGTGCTAGATTTGTAATGCTAACTTCGTTTTGTTCGTCCCACATTTTAGCTTTGCGTTCAAGCGAATCGATACTCTGTTGAATTCTATCGTTGCTAATTCGTATAGTTTCAATTTTGGTATTTTCTGTAGCTATGATATCTTTGCTTTGTTTGATATTTTCTTTTAGTGCTTCTGCTTTTTCACTTAATTGTGTAATACCCAACAGTTGTTCAATGATAGCACGTTGATCAGCGGCTTTCATACTTAAGAATGGTTCTGTATAGGTATTCAAAGCAACCAAATGTTTGAACATATCGTGGCTCATGCCAAATATTTCTTCGATGGCCTTTTGTGTTTCTCTGCTGTCGCCTTGTGCTTCGTCGGTTTCTTGTGCAGCCTGTTCGTGACCATTAACACTGAACTTTAAAACATTGGGTTTCCTCCCCCGTTCGATTTGATAAGATTGCCCATCTTTTTCAAAACTCACAGTAACCAACATACCCTTGTTGTTGATTTTGTTAACAAGGTTGTCTTTTTTGATGTTAGTTAAGGCATTGCCGTAGATAGCATAGCTGAGTCCGTTAATGATAGTAGTCTTACCAGTACCGTTACGGGCTCCACTGTCGTCACCACCTAGATCTAGATTTTCACCTAAGACCAGTGTTAATTGTCCTTTGTCAAAGTCAATGGCCTGCGTCTGTGCGCCCACACTCATAAAATTACGTACAGTTAAATTCTTAATTTTGATCATAGATCTTTGTAAATTTCCAATAACAAATTACGATCAAATGCATCGCTTTCAATAGCGTTTATTTGATTCATAACAATAGTGTCAACACTTTCGAAATTAATATCGATGGGAGTTGACGAGGCATCGATCTCTACTTTTTCTGGAATCAGCATAAGTTCACGTAGCTTATACTGTGGAACAAATGTTTCTTTGATATAATTTGCTTCTTCAAAACTAAGCGGCAAGTCAATGGTAACCCGACAATGCATTTTTTCACGCAGTAGATTATCTGGATCGTTGACGATTTGACTTAGTTTATAAGTTCTATAAACTGGTTGATTGGGCCAGCTAAAATATTTAGGCTCGCCTCCCCATTCTAAGATCATCATACCTCGATCATCGTCTCCTGCGTCTGCATAGTTATGAGGAAATGCATTACCGATGTAACTGATATTTCTGCTGTGCTGGCGCTTGTGAAAGTGTCCAGTAAACACACGCTCTTGATTAACAAAATGAGGCGCCTGTAATTGCCCGTGATCTGGCATCTGTACCATTGCGTTCATATAGAAGCTAGGTAGTTCTAAATGCCCAAACATATAGCGACTTTTAATATTAGGAATATTCTTCCACTCGTCGGCAACTAGCCAAGGCATAATTGTTACATCGCCTAGAGTCAATGTTTCTTTGATAGGGATAACATTTGGAAACAGGCGCATAAACTCAATGGAGTTAATTTCTCGTTTGTCTTTGTAGAATAAATCGTGATTGCCTAGTATGAAATAAACTTTTTCAAAGCTCTGACTCAGTTTCTCTAGGTTAGAAACAGTGTAATTCATAGTACTAACATCGGTAGTACTGCGATTGTGATGCCAGTCACCTAGGAAGATGCAGGTTTCTGCACCTGCCTTTTTTGCAGTTTCACAAAACCAAGTTACAAAATCTTCGCAATCTTGATTGTGTGTACGGCTTCCTGATTTAAGTCCAAAGTGTATATCTGTAAAACAAGCAACTTTTTTAAATAGATTCATAAAATATTATACAACATTTTTTACAAAAGATCAATCCCAATCGCTGCCATCTACTGATCCAGTACTGACAGCACTTCCTACACCGCTGCCGCTGTTCTGTCTAGTCCAGCTTGGATTCATTCCATTCATTTCTAAAATATCATCTCGAATATTTTGATTGCGTTTCTCAATATTGATAATTCGAACAAAACTGTTGGTAACAGCGGCAGTATAATAAGCAAAAGGATTGTCTGATTTGCTTTCGTCAAACTGTAGACCAATCTGTGTTAGCTGTAGAATAGCCTGACCCTTCATTTCGTCGTTGTAGGTATAGCCACGTACATTGCCTCTGGTTGCATATCTTTCGCAGAGCTTTAAAAACATACGAGCTAGATTGTTAGTCATTTTTCCGTGTTCTTTATTAAACTCTCCAGTGACTAAATCACCCTTCCAATGACTTTTGCCCACACAGATCAAGTTATCATTAATATCAAACTTCCAATGTTGGAAAGGAGGAAAGTTTACTTTGTCGTGACTGTCTGCGGTATTTTTCAGAGTTTTCTTACGACCCGGTGCAAGGGGAATATGATCAAAGGTCATTACTCTAAAAACTAGATCTTGTTTATTGACCTTTTTATAATCAACTTCAAAATCTTTTGCACTTAATTTTTTTCCGCCTGCAATCTGCGCTGCTTCGTGAGCCTGTTTACCCATTTTAACTGCCCTGTTTCTTTTAGCTTCGGCAACAGTTCTTACATTAAGTTTTGCAAGATTAGGAACAATAAGATCATATTCACTGTACTCGGGCAACAAAAAGCTACTATATGTATTTTTACTTAGGTGTATTTCTCTTAATAAATCTTTGTTTGTAAGATACTTGATCTTAGGTGGCTGCGTAATAATTGTCATTAATTTTTTATCCCTTTAATATTATAATAGCACATTTCTATAAGAATAAATAGACAAAACGGATATAAATTATGCCATTGTCAATAAATCCCATAACCAGTTTAGCGTCTAATCTTACCAGCGATTTGAGTAATCTAGCCTCTGTTGCAAATCAGGCTGCAGGTAATATTGGTATTCCTAACCTCAACATTCAAAAGCAAAGTCTAGATGCTGAAATCAATAGATTAAGTGGGGGGTTTGGTAGTGACTTAAATGGTATAACCGGATCTATTAATTCAGCTAGCTTTAGTAATTTATCCGGAACTGTACAGAATTTTGTGCAAAGTGGTGTAAACTCTTTATCTACCTCGGTGGGGTCTTTAGCCTCAGTTGGAAAAAGTGTTGTTGAAAATATTGCCTCAGGTGGAATAGCCGGAGGATTGGCCACAGGTCTGATGAACGGAGCAATGAACGGAGCTGGCGCACAGGCAAAGGCATTGGCCGGCGCGGCAATGGATTTAATAAGTGTTGCAAGATCAAAAAACTTACCTTCTGCAGAAGCACTGTCATTAGGCAATCCTGCTTCAGTAGTTCAGGTATATCCCAGTGCCGCCGGAGACTGGCGTGTTAAAATTGATTCAATTTTTGGAACAATCACATTCCCAACCACTCCTAGTTTTTCTTTATCAAACAAAGCAAATTACAACAGTCAAGATTTGGTGCATTCAAACTTTCCACACGCCTCTTACAAAAACAGCACATCGGATGATATTTCAATCTCCTGTGAGTGGCCAGTAGAAACTGATGCCGATGCTGCTAATTGGCTGGCAGCTATAACACTAGGACGATCTCTAACTAAAATGTTCTACGGATCAAGTCCTGCACTAGGTAACCCTCCTCCTATCTGTACATTGTCTGGTTACGGAAAAGTATTAAAAAATATTCCTGTGGTTATAAAATCTTTTCAAGTGGACTTTAAAGATGATGTTCACTACATAGGATCGGCCGGTGCTTATGTTCCTCGTATGAGCAGTATACAAATTAGTTGTATGCCAATATACAGCAAGTCTTCGCAGCGAGGATTCAATCTTGCTGCTTATGCTAGAAATGGCGGAAACATTCCTTTTTAAAATATGGCAACTTATAAAAAAACATCTCCTTGGTATACTACCAAACAAAATAATTTATATTTGGAATTATTAACAGTAAGAGAAATACCAACCTCTGACGATGACTTTAAGTACGTTATTGAAAATCAATATAAGCATCGCCCGGACCTATTAGCCTTTGACTTATACGGTGATGCTAAACTATGGTGGGTATTCCCTCAAAGAAATAGATCCAAACTTAAAGATCCTATATACGACTTTGCTCCGGGGCAAACAATAATTTGTCCATCAAAAGCAAATGTAGAATATGCCGTGTCAACAACTATAGGCAATTAACATGGCAGAAAAAAATGTATTAGAACAGTTTGCAAGTTACAATTGTCTTTGGACATTTGCCTGTGCTAGCCCCGGCCAGTTAAATTCTCAATCATACCGAAGCGGTAAATTACCAAACGTTATTGCTTCTTCCGGTGGCAGAGACGGAGGATCAAGAGTTCAAACTGCCTACGGTGCTCCTGAATATAACATTGATAATGTAAGTTTGAATGCAGTAGTTGCTCCAACCAACGGTACAGGTTCCGGACCGTGGTCAAAAATTGAATTTGAATTATTTGAACCTTACAGTATGGGATTGTTCCTTCAAAGTTGTCAGGCCGCAGCATTGAATTGTGGATATCAAAGCTATCTTGATAATGCTGCTTATGTTTTAAGATTAGAATTTGTTGGATGGACCGGGCCTGGATCAGGAATGACAGTAGGACCTTATAATTGGTTAGTAAAGTTAATGAATGCAAACTTCACTGTCAACGAAGCAGGCAGCACTTATAAAGTAGAATGTTTTCCTTATAATCATGTTGCCTTATCTCAGCAAATGAATAAAATTTTTAATGATGTAAAATTAGTAGGAAAAACTGCCAACGAAGCACTAATAGATCATCCTGATTTTAGTTTAGTTACTTTCCTTAATAAACGTGAAGATCAATTAAAAAAAGATAATAAAAAAACATATGTTGACAAATACAATATTGAATTTATTGGAGACAACCCCTATGGCAAAGGTCCTGGAAACAATTTAGAATTTACTCCAGAAAGTCAAGGCGGCACGGAAAAACCTAAACGTGCCGGAGACACTTGGGATGAAGCCAGCGGAAAAGTTGTTAGAGGTAAAATGTCTTTAAATCCTAAGGAAAAATCTTTGCAATTTAGCCAGGATACCAGCATTCAGAATATCATCGACCAGGTAGTGCTAAGTACCAAAGAAGCTAGAGATCGTGCTACCAAAGAAGATCTAATAGACGGCCAAGGCCGAGTAACTTGGTGGAAAACTGACGTTGATGTTAAGTTATTAGATTTTGACCCAAAGCTAAAAGATTTTGCCAAAGACGTAACATTTAGGGTACAGCCTTATAAAATACACCATAGTGCATATTTGGCACCCGAAGCATCAAGTAAGGGAATCGCAGCCTGCAAAGCCGCTGCACACAAGGAATATAATTACATCTACACCGGAAAAAATACAGATATCATAAAATTTAATATTGAAATTAAAAATATGATGTTTACAGCAATTGATCCTAACAAGGTTGAAGATACTGGTACACAGGCTAACCAATCTACCAATGTTTCAGTTGCCTCAAAAACAATGACATCAAAACAATCCGACGGTGCCGCAGGTCCGTCTACTGGAGGTAATGCTGTATCTGGAAAATTAGACATGAGCACCGGCAATCTTCCGTTTAACGGCGGTTCGGGTGTGATGAGTACTGAACAAAAAATTGCCAATGAATTTTATATGGCATACTTAAATTCTGTAGGTAATCAAATCAATTTAGATTTAGAAATTCTAGGAGATCCGTTTTGGCTACCAGAATTAGGATACAGCAATTTTCACGGCGAGGGTGATAGCCAAGTCTCTGGTAACGGAACAATGAATCACGAATTAACCGACATCTATTGTGTGGTAAATTTTAGAACACCCGCTGATCCGGATGCAGGCGGAGCAGCAGGCGCATTTCCAGGACTATATTACTTCCCAGAAGGCGAAGCACCTAGTCCTTTTAGTGGTTTATTCAAAGTCACTAAAGTAGAATCTAAATTTAGAGGTAACTTATTTTCGCAGACTTTAGGCGGTTTTAGAATTCCAGCCCAAGATTCGACAGGCGGTGGAGATGTTTTCCCAACCAAGACAGACAAGCCAGAACCGGACACTGGCACATACATTAATAATCCAGGCGAATAAAAATGGCTCAAAATGAAACACGCGAAGACCAACGGGAAAATTCCAAAGGCAGTTTAACCGGTGCTCCTTATCTAGCAAAAATTATAGGACACCTCGATACTACGTTTCAAGGCGGATTAGAAGTTGTTCTAATCCGAGATTCGGGTAACCAGGTAGGTAACGAAAGTCAAACTTATAATGTAAAATATGCCAGTCCGTTCTACGGAGCAACACCTTATGAATTCACAGGAGAAAATATCACTCCTGACGATGCACAATTAAGTTACGGATTTTGGGGTGTACCTCCTGATACTGGAGTTACAGGTATCGTTATTTTTATTGATGGAAAACCAGATCAAGGATTTTGGCTCGCAAGTATACAAGATAAATTTCAAAATCATATGGTACCTGCAATTGGAGGTACAAAGAATTACAAAACAGATCAAGATTACGGCCAAGGCGAACATCCTCTTCCTGTAGTTGAACACAATAGGAAAGCCAATGAAGGCGATAAAAATTTAGAAATTGATAAAATTCCTAGAGCCGTACATCCTATTGCAAAACGATTTAAAGCACAGGGACTTATCAAAGACGAGTTTAGAGGAACCACTACATCTACCTCAAGACGGGATGTACCAAATATGGTCTTTGGTATGAGCAGCCCAGGTCCTTTAGATAGAAACGGTAAGAAAAAATTTCTTGGAAACAGAGAAAGCCCAACACCGACTCCAGTTGCAGTGCAACGCCTTGGTGGCACCCAATTTGTTATGGATGACGGCGACGATAGATATTATAGAGAAAAGAAACCATCAGAAGGTCCTCCAACCTATTTAAATTTTATTCCTAGCCAACTAGGCGACAAAGATATTCCCTACAACGAACATTTTAGAATTCGTACAAGGACAGGTCATCAATTATTATTTCATAACTCTGAAGATTTAATTTACATTGCCAATAGTAAAGGCACAGCTTGGATTGAATTTACCAGTGACGGTAAAATAGACATTTATGCAGAAGACAGTATAAACATTAGGACAAAACAAGATTTTAATCTTTATTGTGATAGAGACTTTAATCTAGAAGTTGGACGAAATTTTAATACCAAGGTTCACGGTGAGATGCACACTCACGTTCTTAAAGACCAAATTTTAATTGTAGACGAAAATCAAAAAATTCACATTAAAAAAGATGTGGATAAAACCTATGACAAAACGTACAAACATCTTGTAAAAGAAAATGTTGATAAATTTTATCAGAAAAATTTTATTCATACAGTGACTAATTCTGTAGCAGAAAATTTTGCAAGCGGTGGCGGAACAGTTAAAGTAACCACAGGTGGCTCAATGGATGTTATACACAATGGCAATTTAAAGATTACACAGTCTGGTACTTTAGATCATACGGTTACAGGTTATAGAAAGCTCACGACCGGAGACGGACTTGATATTAGTACCACCGGAGCCAATAAATTTACAGCCAGCGGAAATACAGAAGTTAAGTCCGGCGGACAGAATTTAACTTCTGCATCAAGAATTGCAAACAGCACACAGGTTGAAGCGCCATCATTTGACAGTGGATCGGGAAATGCCAGCACAGCTTCTACAGCGGCTGCTGCCTCTGGCGCGGAACAAGCAGCTTCGGCTGTGTTACCAAAAAAATTAAAAACACACAAAGTACCCGAACTAGCAAAACAAAATAGCAGTGACGCAGATAAAACTTTAATTATGAGACGGATGCCAACTCCTGAGCCTTACCCGCATCACGAAAATTTAAAACCAACTATGTTTAAGCCTGCTAAAACAGATAGAGATGCTGAAGGAAGATACGAAGGTGAAACTGCAACCATGCGCCCTCCGGCAGATAAATGGAAAAAATACAATAAACCGGGAGACAATCCTTTCTAAGGAAATATTATGGCAAAATTATATACCAATAAAGTTATTGCAAAAAACAAGGCCAGCCTTGGAAATTCTAATTCGGGGACATTTAGATACAGAGGATTTAGTTCAAACGAGTACAAGCGGAATTACAGGTTGTTTGATGCCGAGTTGATCAAACAAGATCTTATCAATCATTTTTATATTAGAAAAGGTGAAAAATTAGAAAATCCTAAATTTGGAACAATTATATGGGATACATTATTTGAAAACTTCACCCCTGAGATTAAATCAGCAATAGCCAAAGATGTAGAGGAAATTATTAACTTTGACAAGCGTGTTAAGGTTAATTCTGTAACCATCGACAGCACTCAACAGGGAATTCGAATAGAAGCAGAAATAGTAATTTTGCCATTTAACTTAACTGACACTCTTCGTTTAGACTTTGATCGAGACAATAATATAGAGTAAAATACGCATTTTATTTCTACAATAAATATTAGTATAGGATACTAAAAATGACAACTACGTCTAGACAAAACAATTTAATTTTAAATCAAGACTGGAAAAGGATTTACCAGACGTTTAAGAACGCAGATTTCAAAAGCTATGATTTTGAAAATCTACGCAGAGTCATTATCACATATCTCCGTGAAAATTATCCAGAAGATTTCAACGATTATATTGAATCTAGCGAATATCTTGCACTGATTGATGCAGTGGCATTCCTTGGACAGAGTCTTGCATTCCGTACAGACCTAGCTAGCCGTGAAAACTTTTTAGAACTTGCAGAAACCAAAGAATCTGTACTTCGTTTAGCACGTCTAATTTCATATAATTCTCGCAGAAATATCCCCGCACAGGGCTTATTAAAGTTTGATACAATTTCAACCACTGAAGGTATTTTAGATAGTAATAATAAGAATCTAGCAAGCCAAACAATTATATGGAATGATTCTACCAACTCAAACTGGTTTGAGCAATTTGTATTGATAATGAACTCGGCAATGGCCGACAATACAGAATTTGGTAGAAGCCAAGGCACTGATGTAATACAGGGTATTCATTCAGAGCAATATAGATTTAGATCAAATTTTTCAGACGTTCCTATTTTTAACTTTGAAAAAGTAGTGGCAAGCAGAAGAATGGCCTTTGAATTAGTCAGTACTAGTTTCAATGGAGCAGAAGACTATTATGAAGAAGCACCTGTTCCTGGAGCACAGCTAGGTTTTATTTACAGACAAGACGGAAAAGGAAATGCCAGTTCAAATACGGGATTCTTCATGTTACTAAAACAAGGCAGTTTAGAACTAACTGATTTTAGTATTGATGTCCCAACCACTAACGAAGTTGTGTCTATTGATGTTGCCGGAATCAACGACTCGGATGTTTGGATGTTTGGAGTTAATTCAAACGGAAGCCAAGGAGCCTCGTGGACAAAGGTCAGCAGCATAACTGGAAATAATATTGCTTATAACAGTATTAATTCAAACGTTAGAAATATCTATAGTGTAATCACTAAAGAAGATGATAAAATTGATCTAGTTTTTGCGGACGGCACATACGGAAATCTTCCACAAGGTGCTTTCAAAACATACTATAGAGTAAGCAATGGTCTAAGTTATACAGTAAGCCCAGCAGAGATGAGATCTATTAATATATCTGTTCCTTATATTAATGCTCAAGGAGTCCAGCACGAATTATTAATTAGTTGCAGTTTGAAATATACAATCAGCACAGCAACTGCCTCTGAAGATATTAACAGCATTAAAGCCAGAGCTCCTGCAATTTATTATACACAGAACCGTATGATAACAGGAGAAGATTATAATCTAGCTCCTCTTTCAAGCAGTCAAGATATTTTAAAAGTAAAAGCAATTAACAGAACCAGCAGCGGAATTTCTAGAAATTTTGATGTTATAGATGCCAGCGGCAAATATTCAAGCGTAAATGTTTTTGCAGATGACGGCATCATTTATAAAGAAGATACAGAAAGAATAGAATCATTCAAATATACAAATAGAATTGATATTATTAATTACATAAGAAATAATATAGAACCTTTGTTAACCAATACAGAAGTCTATAATTTTTATCTTACAAAATTTACAAAGATACAATTTACAGATTCTAATACTCTTTGGGCACAGATTACCAATGATGTAAATTCGTCAACCGGATATTTTATCAACAATATTGATAAGTCATTATTTAAAGTTGGAACCTATACTACCAATTCTTTAAAATACATATTCACAGGTGCTCTAGTAAAATTTGTACCTCCAACTGGCCAGGCGTTTAAAAGAGGATCAATAGTAGATATTGATTCAACAGATGTCGAACAAACTGATAGAATATGGGTTAAGGTTGTAAAAATTACAGGCGACGGAACCAATGCAGGCCGAGGCATTTTAGCCAACGGTCTTGGACCAATTGTGTTTAATGATGTGGTTCCAACAGGAGCAATTGCACAGCGAATAGTTCCTAGATTTATTAATAATCTTCCAACAGCTTTAGAAAATGAAATGGCTAATCTTATTAGCCTAAATATAAATTTTGGCCTAAGATACGAAGCTTCTGAAAGTTCTTGGAAGATTATTACTTCGGCTAACATTGACCTATTATCTGATTTCAGTCTAGGAAGAGCCGGCGATGTTACAAATAGTAATTTAGATTCATCTTGGATCATTGCATTTATAAGACAAGCAGATAGTTACAATGTTAGAATTAAAGGCTTAGATTATATCTTTAGAAGTTTAGAACAAAATAGATTTTATTTTGATGTGAATCAAAAAACATTTGATCGCAAAACAGGAAAAACAATCAAAGATCAGGTTAAAGTTTTAGGAATAAATGCAGACAATGGTTTGATTAATGCATTAAAAAATGACTTTGCATTTGAAGTAAGTGATGCTATTAAATTTGAAGACGGATATCAAAGTTCTAACGAAATTAAATTATCTTTTGCAGACAGCGATGATGACGGTGTAGCAGATAATCCCGAATCGTTTGAACAAATAGTAGGACAGGATTTAGATTTAAAGTATCTTTTCTTTTATAAAACAGCAGATGTGTCTGGATATACAACCTACAACTATATTGATAATTCTAAAGATACTATTTTAATTAAACAAACAGAAAGCGGAATTACAATCTCAGATTATTCGAATGGTCAACTAATCTATTTCTATGCCAGCGACGAAAACAGAATTAAAAGAGTTGACCTAACTACTAATACATTGGTAATTGAGCCTGATTACAAACCAGTTATAGGTAGACCAAATCTCAAGTTTCAGTACATTCATAATGCCAATATAGATCGTAGAATTGATCCTAGCGTAAGTAATATTATTGATGTATACCTATTAACTAGAACCTATGATACAGAATTTAGAAAATATGTTTCGGGTGCAGTAAGCACAATGCCCGAAGCACCAACTAGCGATGCATTGCGTATAGCGTTTGGTGGACAATTAGATTTAATTAAATCAATCAGCGATGAATTAATTTATCATCCTGTTAATTATAAAATCTTATTTGGATCTACTGCCGACACAAAACTTCAGGCACAATTTAAAGTTGTAAAAAATCCTAGCAAGACAATCAACGACAACGATTTAAAAGTTAGAATAGTAACAGCAATAAATTCTTTCTTTGATATTAATAACTGGGATTTTGGAGATAGATTTTATCTAGGTGAGTTAATCACTTATGTCACTAATGAAGTTGCTCCTGATGTAAGTAATCTTGTGATAGTTCCAAGACAACCAAATCAAACATTTGGTAGCCTATTTGAAATACAAGGCCAACCCGAAGAAATTTTTATCAGCGGCGCTACAGTAGATGATGTGGTAATTGTCCCAGCAATTACAGCAGTTGAAATTCGAGCAACTGCAAATTCAATAATTAATTCAACACAATAAAATTATGGCAAAAGATATTTTCCCACAAAGTCAATTACCAATTCGTAGAACAGTAGAATTACTGCCACAGGTATTTCAAACAGATACAAACTCTAAGTTTATGTCGGCAGTGGTTGATCCATTGGTACAACCGGGAACTTTGGCTAAAACTGTTGGATATGTAGGACGTAGATACGGAAAAACCTATAAAGGATCCGATGTTTATCTAGACACAGATGCTACATTAAGAAGCCGATATCAGTTGGAACCTGGCGTAGTAATAAAAGACAAAGACAAAGTACAAAGTTTTTATGACTATATTGATTTTAAGAATCAATTAAAATTCTTTGGAAATAATTTAGAAAGAGACGATCTAACAACAGATCAGGATCATTACTCTTGGAACCCTCCTATTGATTGGGACAAGTTTGTAAATTTTAGAGAATATTATTGGGTACCAGATGGTCCTCCTCCTATAACAATTTTTGGTCAGTTACAATCGATTACCAGCACATATAGAGTTAGATTGGGTGTTGGATCTTCTTGGTTATTCTTCCCAGACGGGCTTACATTAAATCCCACAATTACCCTATATCGAGGACAGACTTATAAGTTTCAGGTTAATGCTCCAAACGAAGGATTTGTTATTAAAACAGCCTACGACACCGGGTCGTTGATTTATAAACCATATCTTCCATACCAAAAAGGTCAACTAGCAGTATTTGACAATAAGCTGTGGAGAGCAAAAACTTTAATTCCAGTAACTGACGGCAGCACCATAGATGAAAATTCAGAAGACTGGGAATATGTAGAAGCAGCCAGTCAAGCTACCGCGTTAGATTATAATATAGGAGTTACAAATCAAGGAGCCACTAATGGAACTTTAACATTTTCTGTTCCATTAGATGCGCCTGATGTATTGTTCTATCAAAGCGCCACGGACATAAACAGATTTGGCAGATTTATAATTGCTGATGTGGAATCAAATACTAAGATTGATGTTGAAAAAGAAATCATCGGAAAAGTTACATATAACAGCAGTAATAATATAGAACTTAGCAATGGAATGAAAGTCCGATTTTTAGGACAAGTATTACCAAAGAAATATTCTACAGACACTTGGATAGTTGAAGGTGTTGGCGAATCTATTAAACTAATAAGATTCCAAGACCTAGTACCTCCAACTCTTAGTACAACAAGTTTAGAAGTGTTATTTGATAATGAAGGTTTTGACACAGAACCTTTTGATGATGCTGCTTCTTATCCCGAATCTAAAGATTATATCACTATTAACAGATCTAGCCAAGATTCAAATCCCTGGTCAAGATATAATAGATGGTTCCATAAATCTGTTTTAGAACAGGCACACAAATTCAACGAAAGCGAATTTGATTCTGTTGAAACTGCTAGAGCTAAACGTCCAATTATTGAATTTGAATCAAATCTTCAATTGTTTAATCACGGCAGCGTTTCAAAACAACCAGTTGATTTTATTGACACATTTACCACAGATGTATTTTCTATAATAGAAGGCAGCATTGGATATAATGTTGACGGCGAAGAACTTTTTAACGGGGCTAGAATTTTAGTAACGGCAGATACCGATTCTTTAGCCAATAATAAAATTTATACAGTTAAATTTATAACTCACAACAACAGTAGACAAATTAATTTAGTAGAAACCACTGACAGCGAATCGTTAGCCGGACAAGGCGTTTTTGTTAGAAGAGGCCTTTTAAACAAAGGAATTATGTACCACTTTACCGGTACACAGTGGGTTAATAGTCAAAAGAAAACTTCAGTAAATCAAAGTCCGTTGTTTGATGTTTTTGATGACAACGAAATTAGCTACGGAGACATGACCACTTATCCTGTTAGTAGTTTTACAGGAACAAAATTAGTAAGTTATAAAGTAGGAACAAGCGTTGCTGATAAAGAGTTGGGATTTAGTTTAAGCTACCTAAACATTGACAACGTAGGAGACATAGAGTTTAATTTTGATTGGGACATAGATTCTTTTGATTATCATGTTGATAAGGAAGTTTTTTCAAAACCTACCAGAGAAGGATACTATAAATTCACAGACTCCAACACATATGCCAATGGTTGGATAAAAACTGATCGAACTTATCTACAACCTATAATTTACAGTACTGTTGTCACTGAATCTTTGCAGACTTCAATAGTCAGTGACGGTATTAAGTGGGTAGACACATTGGATGTTGATATATCTAAAATTTTAGTTTATATTAACGGAGTAAAGTATCTTGGAAATTACACAAGAAACAATAATGTTTTTATATTTCCTAATCAATTAACAGTAAATGATGTTGTAACAATTAAAGTTTTTGCCAACGCAGATCCTTATCAAGGGTATTATGAAATTCCACTTGGACTTGAAAAAAATCCTTTAAATGCTGAAGTTACTAGTTTTACACTAGGGCAGGCTGTTGACCATGTATCAACAGCAATGGATCTATCTGATAAATTTAATGGATCGTATCCAGGTAATAGTAACCTAAGAGATATTACCGGATATCAAAATTTAGCCCGTAGATTTTTAAAACATTCAGGTATAACACCAACTGCAATTATGTTGTTGTGTGACAAACAAATTAATGTTATTAAGTCTATACAGCATTCTAAAAAATCTTATACAGAATTTAAAAATAATTTTATTAAATTTTCAGAGACATTGACCTATGATTTAGATCCAATAAATTTTGTTGATGAAATTTTGTCATCAATGTCTAAGATAAAAACGCAGTCAGATGCATTTGCTGATTCAGACATGGTTGGCTGTGGCGCTTACACATCTAAAGATTATACAGTAGAAGATACTGGTATTACCACTTTTGCATTAAATGAAAAATTTAATCTAAACGAATTAAGCAGAAGGGCTGTTTATGTTTATTTAAACAATGAACAGTTATTGCACGGACAAGAATATACCTTTAACTCTACATTTGGTTTTGTTAGCATTTTAAAATCTTTAGCAGTTGATGATGTTATTCAGATTAGAGAATATATTTCTTCAAGTTTTTGTTTTATTCCGTCGACTCCTACCAAGCTAGGACTTTATAAAAAATATACTCCTTTAAAGTTTTTAGACGACACATACTCTACTCCCAGAGAAGTAATACAAGGGCACGACGGCAGTATTACTGTTGCCTATGGTGATTACAGAGATGATCTTCTTTTAGAATTAGAAAGAAGAATTTATAACAATATAAAACAACAATATTCAGAAGATATATTTGATATAGATTCTATTCTTGGAGGATATTATGGATCTTCTGTTTATTCAAAAGAAGATCTAGACAGTGTAATTTCTTCCGAATTTTTAAGATGGCTTTCTGAAACCAACATTGATTATCTTTCAAATTCATTTTTTGATAGTGAAAATTCATTTACCTATACCTATTCAAATATGGGCGATCCTACCGGTACACAGAACTTGCCAGGTTGGTGGAGAGGTGTATACTCTTGGTTCTATGATACAGATCGTCCGCATCGTTGCCCTTGGGAAATGTTGGGATTCAGTGAAATGCCAACGTGGTGGGAAGATGAATACGGTTCTGCTCCTTATACAAAAAATAACCTGTTACTTTGGGAAGACCTGGCCTCTGGAATAGTGCGACAGGGCGACAGGGCAGGAGTACACGATAGATACAAACGACCCACACTATTAAAGCATATTCCTGTTGACGGAGACGGAAACTTAACAAGCCCATTTGAATCTGGGTTGGCTTCTAATTTTGTTCTTTATAACAATCAAGGAACTTTTAAATTTGGAGACATTGCCCCAGTTGAATATGCCTGGAGGCAAGGTTCGGAATATCCATTTGCCACAGTATTAGCATTGTGTCTAATGAGACCCTACGAATTTATAATCGAGAGTTTAGACAAGTCTAGAATTAAAACAAATAAAATTGGTCAAACAGTTTGTAAAGATACAAATATATTCTTTAAGAATTCTGATATCGTTGTTCCGTCTGCAGGCGGCAATCAAACATCAGGCCTATTAAATTATCTTGTTGATTATTTAAAATCAAAAGGGCTAACAGAATCTAAGATTCAATACAATTTAGATAATTTAGATGTTAATTTATCTACAAGGCTTTCTGGATTTGTTGATCAGTCACAGCAAAAATATATTTTAGATAGCAAGAATCCTAAATCTTCTACCAGTAATATTTTCCTTCCGCCTGAAAATTACGATATTAATTTTAATATAAGCTCTCCTATTGCTAGTCCTTCTTATAGTGCTGTAGTAGTTGAAAAATTAGAAAATGGTTGGAAAGTATTTGGATATGATGTATCGGAACCTTATTTTAAATATTTTGAAACAATAAATG